CGGCCCTATCTTCACGTTCTTCTACGTGATAATCAAGGGACTCCAAAGTCTTTTCTCATGACACGGAAGTACAAGCACATCAAACGGACCGAGGCGTACCTGGATATGCTCATGCTTGACCAGGTAAACCTAACGATCCACGCAAGTAGATTTGGGTGGACGGATGAACTGCAACATCAGTTGGCAAACTCAGCGATGTTGATACGTAAATACCAGAGAAGATTAAGATTGATAAAGATGTAGTATGGAACTCAAAAATGTAAACAGACGTACCCGTGCACCACGTGAGGGGCAGAGACAGATATTCTGCCCGACGTGCAACACAGAGAGGAATGTAGGGCACTTCAGTTGGACGGCCCTATGGTGTAACACCTGTGATGAAGGTGTTAAAAAAGAAGATTGGCTAACCTACACGCACAGTAGGTTATGATTAGTTTCCCGATACTGGTAGTGATACTGATGTGGGCGCTTGCGTTGCTCATCATGTTGCTACCCAAAAGAAAAGATGATGGACATAATTGATTTGTGTAACAGAGACTTGGACGAGTATGGGATCGAACGAGACTAAAACTATGGAACAGTTCATGCGCATCGCCATGGCGAGACTGCGCAGTATGTACAAGAACCCACGTCAACGAAAGGCGTGGGCTTCTAAAATGTATGCGAGATGGAGAAGCAAGAAGAGAACCTAAACATTGAGCACAATTGGAAGATACTCGTGACCTATGCATTGCGCAAGTACCAAAGCGTTAAGGTCGCATCCCAGCACCTGGGCGTGACCGACCGTACTGTATTCCGATACATCAATGAGTGGGACATCGAATGGAAAAAACCTAGAGACAATGGAAAGAAAGAGTCAATTCCTGGAGTGGATGAGGAAAATTAACAACATCTACATGGCCGACGATCGCAGGCTGGCAGAGGCGTTGGAAAAAATACACGACAATCCTTGTGAATTAAATGAGGATTAGTTAGATTTGAAATACTTTAATTCAATAAATCAAATAGTATGAGCAATACTTATCAGTTCAAAACAACGAACATCAAAGGGAAGCAATACGTTGAGGTTAACCAACGTGTGATTGCATTCCGTACACTGTCCGAGTTCAAAGACTACGGACTTACAACAGACGTGCTACACCTAGACGCAGACTCATGCGTGGTGCAAGCAACCATTACTAATGCGGACGGAGCCGTGGTCGCACAAGGCATGGCCCAGGAAGACAAGTCTTCTTCACGCATCAACCAGACATCATACGTAGAGAACTGCGAGACCTCAGCCGTAGGTCGTGCGCTTGGGTTCCTGGGTATTGGTATCGAAACATCTATCGCAACAGCAGATGAAGTTGACATGGCTATCAAGAGGCAAGACGCACCTGCGGCACCTGCGAAAAGCAACAACGAAATCTATGCGAACGCTGTTACCTACATCAAGGACGGGAAGAACAAGCCCGAGCGTGCAACTCGATTGACACAGATTAAAGACAAGTACGGAGACACTCTTACTAAAGCACAGCAAACCAAACTCGATAAGTTAGTATGACTAATGGATGGTTTGAATCTTTAGTAGAGAGAACGGGTAAGCAATACCTATCGTACTCATCTATAAAGTACGCGCTACAAGACATAGCGCTGTTTGAATTATACATGCAAGGCAAGTTGCGTAAGGAATCGGAGGCACTCACATTTGGTAGTGCCTACGATTGCCTTCTCTTCACGCCGCATGAGTTTGACTCCACGTTCTTCGTCATGGATGACACGCAGATTATACAGGATCTGGGAGGAAAGAACCCACGTGTGACCAAGGCATACAAGGAGTGGAAGAAAGAACAAGAAGCATTGGCTGAAGGCAAGACCGTCTTGGGTATTGAGGATTATCAGCAATGCATCGACATGATTACTCGCTTGGACGACTCAAAAGTTCTGAGCATATACCTGGATGGGGATTACCAGGTTGAGTTTCACCAGAAACTTGACATCGGCGGAGAGGTAATCCCCTTCCGTGGTTTCTTAGACTGTCTTGGAGAAGGCTTCATAGCCGACAGCAAATCATCACGTAGTGTTAAGGGCTTTACAAGAGACGTACGTTTCTTCGGGTATGACATCCAGGCCTTCTTATATACGCACGCGTTTGGCATCCAGGATTTCTATTGGGTCGTACAAGAGAAAGCATACCCATACCTACCAGCGGTATACAAAGCATCGGAGGAAACCCTTGACTCCGGCAGGCGTAAGGTGGCTCGTGCCTTGAACATTATTCGAGAGCACTACCAACAGGACAAGCCATCCTCTACGTTCTTTATCCAAGGGGAAATTTAATTCAATTGCTATGGATCAGCAAAAGAAAGATGTCTACATCGGATATGTAGGCGAACGCAAAGAGTTTGACAGCGGTGTTGTCAAGTACTCTATCTCGTTTAAAGAGGCACAGTTGGATGAGATGAAGAAGTATCTCACGGGCGCAGGTAATGTGAACGTAGACTTCATCATCAAGACCGACGGCACAGCATTCACATCTGTGTTTAATCCACGTGCCAATGGAACGCAGTACTCTAACAGCCAAGCGAACCAGACGGTAGCGCAAGGCAGTAGCGACTTGCCGTTCTAAAGTTTAATGTCGGGGAGGGTACTATTATTAATATTGTTTGGCAAAACCCCTCTCGAAAGGGAAGCCCTCCCCACATTTAACCCCAAAGATTATGGCACACAAAAGAGGCGAAGAACGCATACCCTACGGAAGCAATAGGCCATGGAGTGGTAAGCCACCAGTCCAGGTCAAGACCAACTACTCAATTGAATTTAATAAACGCAAGAAACGATGGATACTAAAGAGAAAAGGGACGACAGTCTTCAGCAGTACGCAGAAGATGGACGTCGATTTTTGGTACGAGGAAATAATAGCGAAGAACTGCACGATATTTTAGTCGCTGTATACGGTACACTCAAGAGAGGGTATGGTAATCACATGCTCTTAGCGGACTCCGTGTTCGTAGGAGAGGGATACACAGAGGATGAGTACCCGCTCGTGGTACGTGGATCAGGACTACCCTTCCTCGTAGACATGAAGGGCACGGGTAAGCGTGTCAAGGTAGAGGTGTACCTCGTGGATGAACCTACGCTCAACCGATTGGACATGCTCGAAGGACATCCTGAATGGTACAGACGTGAGAAGAAACCAGTCTTAGTCACTGGCTTAGACCGTGAAGGATTCTCATATCACAATGCAATACTTGAGCCATGGGTTTACATGGCACCCGAGGATTACTACTCAGAATCAGAGACGCTGTATGAAGAATACTAAATACTTTGTAGAGATAGGCAGTTGTGATTTCGATACGCTTAACGACCTTGCCTCTAAAGGATGGGGCGGGGTAGTTGTAGAACCTATAGCGGAATACTTAGATAACCTACCAAAACACGACAGCGTGTGTTACATCAACTCTGCAATAGATGCAATTCCTGGTTCACGTATGATGAACGTATTCAACGAGGACATCGTATCCAAGGACAGAGACTACGCAGGGATGAGTTCCTTTGCGGAGTATACCAACCCAGCGAACGGGGAGTATGTGACTCCACGCTTGGTAGAAGCAATCACATATCAGAACATGCTAACGAAGTCCGGCATTCCGCAAGTAGACTTCCTTAAGGTGGACACCGAAGGTCATGACATGGTGATACTTAACCAGGTGATGTACGAGGGTCCGCACAGACCAAGGATTATTAAGGCAGAACACAAGCACATTCAAGGCGGAGTGTATGCTATGAAGAGTTTCCTGGAAGAGCGAGAGTATCTCGTGTACCAGGAGTTTGATGACGTGTATGCTATCGACATACGTGTCACACCAGATCCATTTGGTTCTCACTTTGAATTAAACCCCAACTCAGCAAATCATGGACAAGGTATGTAAGAGCGCATCACGCTCGAAGATGTGCCCTCTCGTACGCGCGCACGTGGACAAGCAACTTGAGGCGTTAGCCTTGTTGCACACGTCGTTCGGAACCAAGGGCAAAGGCGACACGGAAACTAAATCGAAACTGCGAGAAGCAGAGAACGAATTCTATCGAGAGATTAAAAGGGTAGCACCTAACTATTACAAAAGAATTATCATTGACAAATGAGTAACGAATATCATTTCATTCGCACGATTGACCAACACGCAATCGACGAAGCAACTGAAACTTTTAGTATGTTGAACAGGGTAATCGCTTCGGACTTAACAAGTTCACGTAGGGACAGACCCCTGGTCGAAACACGTTGTATGGTATGGGCGTACTTGAGAGAGAACTCTACGCTCACTATGCATAACCTTGGAAAGTTATTTAATAGACACCACACTACGGTCATTGCCTGCTTGAAGACACACAAGAAGCATATAGATGTTTTCAGTAACGGACGCAGAGTAAACGAACTATACACCAATAAGTTCTTGGAAGGGGCTGAGATTCTCGACCAGGTAATGGTAAAGAAAAAAACATCTGCTCGTCACTTAAAGTATAGAGTAGTCTTATACACAGACAACCCAGAAACCTTGGATAACTACGAGATAATGACTGTTAAAAATTTAATGTGATGGTCATCTCTGATAAACTTAAATGTATTTTTGTTCGTGTCCCAAAGAACGCAAGCACCTCTATGGAGGAGGCGCTGATAAACGAAGACCCCGACTGCATTAGGGGGGATGACAGTAATCCACCATACGGACATGAACTTGCAAGCCAAGTGCGCCTTATTGCAGGGGAGGAACGATGGAACTCCTATTTTAAGTTTGCTTTTGTTCGAGAGCCTAAAGAGAGATTCATATCTTCATTCGTTTACAACGCTGACTATACTTTTCCAGATCAACACAACTTGCATTGGCTGCTTAACGATGAACATCATCTCGAACGCTCACCCAATAAGGTTATAAACAAACACATGTTTGCACAGTTCCATGTATACGATAAGCATTGGAGCCAACCAAGGAATGCCTATCAGCAAGTTCATTGGCTTAATGAAGAACTATGGATTGGCAATGTATCTAACCTCAAGGCGCATTGGAGTTATGTCTGTAAACAAATAGACGTAGACTTACCGCTTCAGCGGACTAACACCACTACCTCTAAGCAGTGGACGATAGATAAAGAGACAGGCCTACTACTTGCCTTATACTACAAAGAAGATTTTACTTTATACAAAAGCATATGGAAGAATACGATATAGAAAAAGCAGTACGGGATGGCCAGCCAATTCATTGGTACGTTGTAGACATCATGTGGCAAACACGCCGAGGCAAGAAGATGTCCATCCATAAGTGGCACGACATGGAATGTGTAAGCCGAGCAAAGAATTTGATGCACCTTAACAAAGACCGGAAGGCCCTCGACTTTTTAGAGGACCAAACTAAACTCACAGCCAAGAAAGAAAATTTCAGAGTGTTCAACATCAAGTCTCAAAAGATTGTCGGATATTCGGAAATACATAAAGAAGAAGACTATGCCGACCACTGGGGCTAACTCAATCACAATGTTCCCGTCAATCACAACGATTGACAATCCGTACTACATCACTTTAGAATCTGCGCTTGATAGAATCATCGAGGGCAAGAGCAAAGAGAAGGTCGAGCAAGTAAGATCTGGAGACAAACAAGTTAAGAAGACACTACCCGTAGCGCTGTTCTCTGGAGTCTTTACAGGTAGAAGGGATGAGCAGATACAAGGACACAGTGGTATTGTTGTATTGGACTTTGACCACATCGACACCAACGATTACAAATCTTTACTCGGTACTGATGAATACATACGAGCATGCTGGGTGTCTCCAAGTGGAGACGGTCTTAAGGCACTTGTCCGTATTAGTAATCCCGAGCGACACCGTGACCACTTCCGTGCATTACAATCTTACTTTGAAAGAAACTATGGGTTAGAGGTAGACCCTTCTGGGATTAATGTATCTCGGGCCTGCTTCGAGAGTTACGACCCAGACCTCATCAAGAACGATGAGTGCAAGGTGTTTGGTGCTATGCTATCAGAGAGTAGCGAACACCAGGAAGTAGTACAGCAAGACTCCTATACCGACTACGACAAGATAGACATCGTTGCACGCATGATACGCAAGGCACCCGATGGGCAGAAGCACAACATATTATTACGTGCGGCTATCCTATGTGGTGGATACATCAGCGCTGGGCGGATGGAGGAGCAAGAGGCTATTCGTGTAATGGAACGTGAACTGATGCGAAGAGACGTGGAGGACATAGACCTGGCACGCAAGACCATCATGGATGGTATCACGCAGGGGCGCTCGATGCCTATACGTGAGGTCATTGATGACGAAAACAAGATTCGTAGAGAGATGCGCATCAACGATGGCGACATGTCTTTTATCTCCTCGGACCACCATGATCTGGAATGGATTAACAAGTTCGCCAACGGAGAAATAGAGAAGGGACTAAGCACAGGCTTTCCCAAACTCGACAAGCACTTCCTATTTAAGAAAGAGTTTACCATTATCAACGGACACAGCAACGTAGGTAAGACAACGACGGCGCTGTATCTTATGGTGTCTGCTTCAGTGCTACATGGTTGGCGTTGGATTATATACTCCTCCGAGAACAAGACTGCCTCTATCAAGATGAGGTTGATGGAGTTCTTGGTTGACTTACGTATTACCGACATGCACTACGAGGAACGTATCGCTGCATACAAGTGGGTCAATGAGCACTTCACAGTCATCAGCAACGAGCAAGTGTACAGTTACACAGACCTGCTTGTGTTCGCTGAGAAACTCATACGCCAGGAGAAGTACGATGGGTTCTTGATTGACCCATACAACTCACTCAAGACTACGATATCTAAGGGGGCACAACTGTCCTCACATGAATACCACTATGAAGCGGCGTCTGAGATGCTGACGTTTAGCGTTACTAATAACATAGCGATATGGCTGAACACACACAGCATCACGGAGGCACAGCGTATCACCGGGCCCGATGGTCTACCCGTTGCACCTGGTGCGGCTATGACTGAAGGCGGCGGTAAGTTCGTGAACCGCTGCGATTCCTTCTTGACATTTCATAGAAAAGTGCAGTCAGATGAGCACGCTATACGTATACGTACAGAGATACACGTACGCAAGCAACGCAATCAAGAGACGGGTGGTATGCCAACACCATACCTGGATCCTGTCCTAATAGAAATCAATTCTTCTTACACAGGTTTCAGTGAACTTGGAACAGGTGTTAAAAACTTTAAGCCTTTAGCATACAAGAACAGCACATTGGACTTATATTAGAGTGTGAATGAATATGAAGAAATCAGTGTATCTCTACCGAAGCCACCGTCGCTCAACCAGTTCTACTCTGGTAGACACTATGCGGTAAGGAAGAAGTATAAGGATAAGTACTGGGGCGAGATTGAAAAAGCAATGGACAAGTTGGACAAGTTTACTATGGACCAAATGTCTATACATGTTGTCTACAATTGTCGCTTTGATGTTGATAACGCTATATGTTGTTGCAAATTTTTGGCGGATTATTTGCGAAATCATGGTTATATTAAAGACGACAATCCGAAATTCTTTACTTCGCAGTCGACAAAGTATGACCCGACGTTAGAGAAGGACGAGTTTATAGCCAAAATAAAATGCCATGGATATCAAATCGTTGAGTGAGGTTTACTTTCTTGCGACCAGCCGCATGCATGAGGCAGCGACTGAGTTGTACGAGAGCCTGCACACAAACGCAGGGTCTCCGAGAACGGACGCTGAACGGCTTCACAACACCATCCGTAAGTACAAGAGAAACATTGATTCAGAATTTGACCTAATACGTTCTGCACTGCTGGAGTATTATGATGACGCTGATTTATCTTGACGGACTAAACGGTATTAACTACCACAGGTTGATGACTCCCTTCCTCCGATTAAAGGAAGAGGAGGGAATCAACGTGCATTTCATCGACAGCCTTAATCAACTCAAAGAGTTTGACCTGTCTGGTGTCTCGCACTTGGTGGGCTCAAGAAGATTCGGAGTGTCCGATGCTAAATCCTTTAAACAATTCTTAGTAGACAACGACGTCAAACTTATACTTGACAACGATGACTATTGGGAACTGCCAAAAGACAATCCAGCGTACGATCATTACAAAAACAATGAACAGTACTTTATTAAAGACAGTATACAGATAGCGGATGAGATCTGGACACCATCAGCATACCTTGCTGAAAGGATGAAGAAGATTAACCCCGACGCTGTGTATAGGGTTGTTGCGAACACCATCCACCAGAAGGAGAAGCAATGGGCTGATTGGGAAAAGGACAACCCAAAAGATTATAAAGTAAGGTTCGGATACCTTGGTGCTAACGGGCACCAGAAAGATTTAGATGTGATGGGCGTGACATTCGAGGACCATGAGTTGTACTGCATGAACTTGATGGACTACCCAGATAGATTAAAAGCAAAGTATAAGATGAACCCCGTGGATATTACTCAGTATGCACAGTTGTACAAGTTCTTCGACGTTTCCCTCAGCCCCTTGAAGAACTCAAGATTCAACAAGTGTAAATCAGAACTGAAGGTAGTGGAAGCGGGGTTCACACGTACTGCTATCATAGCATCCAACGTAACGCCATATAAGGAGGTTATAAAGCACGGAGAGACAGGCATCCTATGCAGTAGCCCAAAGGAATGGAAAGATGCCGTAGAAAGCATGACACTAAGCAAAGCACAGAGACTTGGAAACAATCTGTATGAGTATTGTAAAGAGCACTACGATTTATCTACCATAAACAAACTGAGATTGGAAGGGCTGTCATGAAAAACCTAACCATACCGCCATACCTAAAGCATTACGCAAACGACCTAACCCTCATGCGCATTGAGGCTAACCGAGAGCGCTATGAAGGCACACACAAACAGCGCACAGGAACAAAGAAGTCTATACTACTTGGTGAGGTATCGAGGGAATACTACACAGAATACATAGGCATACTTGGCGAGTTACTGATGCGCCACTACTTTGAAATCACACCACAAGTTATACGCTACACGGTCTCAACGCTGTTGAAAGAAACCAAGAGCGTAACCGATGACCCAGACATCATAGTTGAAGCAACCGATAAGAACTATGGACTAAGCATCAAGACCTGTGAGAAAACATTCAAAGCAAACAAGCCAGCCATGGATAAGGAAGAGTCAGATCTGGTCCTCTTCATCTTGTTCACATCACCCGAGGATTACATATTCGCCGATTTCACACCGGCAGAAGTAAGGGAGTGGAACGTAAAGCACGCGTACTCACCCTATTACGAACTGAAACCCTAATCGTTTCGTTTCGTACCTTCACGGCTCCCACAATTTCGTGGGCTACAACCTATTTTTTATCAATCATTATGGAAGACTTCGACAAATTCGTAGAGGACCTTGCGTCCCAAGAGCAACCTACTTGTAACATTTCTAACGTAGAAGATTGCGAGGCTTGCGGCTCCTAATTAGAGTGGTCTATTCACTCTTAGGTAGTAAAGAAGCAGTAGAAGAATCAACAGAACGTAAAAGGAAAACTTGTACACCTTGTTGTACCACCTGTCGCTGTCCTTCATAACGACGGACGGGACAGGTACTTCTACGATTTGAACGATAGTGTCGGATTCACATACAGCGTCGACCATGATAGTATCATATGATCGTACTACCTGGACTTTGAGTTTATCTTTCTGAACTACTACTGTGTCCTGTGTGCGTGTTATCACCGTGTCCGTCAAAGTAACAGGCGGAGTCACAACCGTATCCACAATAGCAATCGTGTCCGTATTTAGTAGCGTTGGGTCTTTCTTGACCGCGCGCTTGAGGTGCCATTGAGCGCTGCAAGAACTCAATAAGACTATTGTAATCAACCCGGCCAGCCATTTCATTATCTTGATTTTAGAATTTCGTTTTCCTTTTCCAGGAACTCTACCTTGACTCGGAGTGAATGAACCTCTGCTGTGAGTTCCAATATGGAGCCACGCATCTTCTCTTTCTCTTCGGCGCTGTGGGCTAATAGTTCCTCAAGGTTTCTTACACGTGCCTTCAAGTCATCACGGTAAAGAGTAGTGTCGTTGTTAGCCTCAGCGCCTTTGCGTTCTTCTGATTTCATCTTCATTCGGTTGGTGTAAAACTGGAACGCTGCACCACTACCTAATACAGTAACAACTGTTATCGCTATTTGGATCCAAGACTCCATTATCTTTCTCTGGTTTTTCTGTGTAAATATTCTGCGTTCAATCTACGAACCACACCCCATGCACTAAAGGCGAGAACAAACCAGCCCCAGTGTGTGGGTGATACAAAGATAGTACCTTCTACCGTGTATATTAGGAACGTAGATATGTAGGCGCTCATGCTTAAAACGGCTGCCCTCATTCTACAATGCAAGTCCTCGGTAGAAATGCAGTACAATTGAAATATACCAAATCCAACACACACTAAATTGTATATCGGCATCCATCCTATCTCCATAACAGTTACCAAAGGAGAAAGAATAATCAAACATACCGCAAGAGTAATCTCTGTGGGTTGACTGTCACTATACAGATATATGTGGCGTATTTTGGATGCTAAGAACTTTATGCGCTGTATCTGTTTCACTTCTTTGCAAATTTCTCAAGTCCTGCTATTCCAAAACTGCCGAGCGTTACGACAAGAAAAGAGTTGTAGACAAAGTCGTTGATAGGTAGGTGGCTTCCAAAGAACCCTGTGACTACATCCACCACCATTACGATGACCATAATAGCAAAGGACAGAAAGCCTATAACGGTCTTCTCATTGTAGTCGTTGCTCTCTTTGAAAATTTCTGTCCACTTCATCCTACAAATATACCAATCCTACTCTGGAAGTTCGACACCGTACAACACGTACATAACCTCCTCTGGACTATCCTTGAATGTTCTTTTGATAGTACTCTCGGCGCTGTTTGCTATGCTGTAATTCTCAAACTTAGAAGAATAGTTCACCGCAAAATCGTATGCTTTTACAACCTCATCCAATCGTGCCTTTCTCTTCACCTTCTCTGTGTCGCTCATATCAATGTATGGCTTACGGAAGTTCTGATCACTCATGTTGTAATAGAACTGCTTAGCAATATCTACTGGATAGTCACGGAAAAGGAATGCTTTTGATAGTTGTAACGAAGTCTCTAACGGCTGTAGTTCTATGTCTGGATTCTCCTCTGCTTCGCCCATTCTCTTGCGGTACTCACGAGATATATAGTTCAAGTTAGGGGGTATGAATGTTTCTTTAAATACATACGAACCATATGCGTCAGACCAATCAGTAAGGTTTGGACCAATGATGTATCTGTTAACCCAACTTACATCTTCGTTATCCAAGATAGGACGACCGTAAGAATCCTTTCCGTCTACAAGATTAAACAGAAGTCTTGCCGCAAGGTTAGGGTCCTTGAAGTCAGAGAGTATGCTTAGTAGTTGGTCGTTTCTTGATATACCATCACGTCCAAATATAAGGCCCTGTAGTTCATCGTATGGGTCTTCTGAACTCATGTTGGCAAAACGAATCTTACCGCTATCGTCCATGCCTATCGCTACGATGTTAGACCCCTGCATCCAAGGTGGTAGTATATAGTTTGTACCACGTGCTTGCTCTGCGAGTTCCGCTTCCTCATCGTCCTCAAGTAACATATTTGCAATAGCCTGGTAACCCATCGTGGATAGTGTCGCTAACAACATACCCATAGACAAAGTACCAACGGAATCTACCATGTACGCTTCACGCTGTGATGAAGTTAGGTTCTCGTTGGTCATGGCCATTGACAAATCCGATACAGCGTTTTTGTATATACTGAAGTAACTACGGAATGCTTCTACACGAAACGACAAGAAGTCACCCACAGGTAACTTAAATAGGTTCCGCAGTGAAGGATGTATACGAGACATGGTTGGCATGTTCTGCTTGATACGCTCCGCTGTCATCTCATCTACTTGCTGTTGCTGCTCTGAATTTAGTTCTTTGTAGGACTTACCCTCTGGGTTTGATTCAAGTCTCTTAGCGAAGTTCTCACGCTTTGTGAGATAGGCAATCATCTTGGTGTAGTCATCAATGAATCCGTACTGGTACGCTATACGTGCAGACTTTGTCTTACCTCTACGCTGTGCGTCTTTTATTCTTTGCGGCAACCAACTCCATGCTACGTCTGGGGATGCGCCTTCTATTTGGTCAATAAATGACTGGTTAATATCTGAGAACATACCCATGTTAGGAGAAGAACCAAGCAAACCAAGTTCACCCATTCGGTTCAACACAACTTCTAAATCAGAGTCAACCACACCGTCTTTCATTTTCTTGAAGCGATTCTTCAAGTCCTTCATAACAGTGATGCCTCCTCTGTGTTTATTGAACGGCAACACAAAATTAGCAGCAAGGAAGTACCAACCACCCATGATGTTCTTGCGCCAGGTAGGTGTGTTGTAAAGTACACGAACACGACGCATCTGAAGTAGCAATTTATAGTATGCTTGGAGTGCCTTGTTGTCGGACTGATACAGAGGAGTCTGCTTTAGCATACTAACAAAGTCATTCTTCACAGCCTTGCCATTCATAGGGGATTTTTTCTCCTCTATTTTTGTGTAGTTCTTTTTATAGAAGTCGTATACCGCTGAGTGGACAGCATCTTTCTCAGCGGGGGTGTCGCCTTTACGATTGCCCTGTTCGTCCAGCAATTCGTTATATCCTAATCTCTTGTAGAAATCTACCAGAGACTCTCCCTTTTGTATAACCCCCATGGTTCTACCTAACTCAACTATTTGAGAAAAACTAAGCGAGTTCTTTTCAAGGTTGCGAATAGTGGTGCCAGTTAGAATCAAGTCGCCTAAGTTACTGCGCTGTGCAATCTCATTAACTCTATCGGTCAAGGTGAATTGCTGAACCATGTTGGTTAGCGTGGCAATCGTGTGACTGAACTTAGCATACGGGTCTTTCTCTACGCCGAGGTACTCCATTAGTTCTATCGGCAAGTCTAACTTTTCCTTGAACTTCTTAGTAGGTAATCTCAATTTACCCAGGTCTCGAGTACCGGATAGTCCCTCGCCATATCCTTCGCGCTGCCGTTTGGCCCCTTCTTCAAGACCACGAAGGCTGTCGCTCACCCGCTTTTTTATCTTTGTTTTTTGAGTAGCCTCAACGTACATCACTACATCATCGAACTCTTCTGGATTAAGACCCATGTCCATCATGTCCGTGGCTATTTCGTCCGTCATGTTTTCGTCGATGTCAAAGGCGATATCCATTATGCTACCTTCTACCATTGCTTTCTCTGCGGCTCTACGTAACTGTGGGTCAAACTTAAAGTTAGGGTCAGTGAATGCTCGGTAAGTTCTTGTGCCGTACATCGCTGTATTATCCTTGATAACATCCTGCAACTCGGTACTTAGATTGGAGAACACAGCACTGTTTTGAATAGACTCCTGCATAGACGCACGAATAGCACTCAATCTACCTAACTGCTTTGCCAACTCTGGGTTCTGGCTAAGTATCTCCTTTATAGCATTATCTCTGGTGTCTGCGTTTTCCCCGAACAAATAGTCGTTAGCAAGGTTAGCAATCCGCTCTCTCTGCTGGGGCTCCATGTTCTTGGTAATCTTATTCACTTGACGTAAAGCCAAGTAAAATCTATTGATGTGCTGCACATTTATAGACTCAGAAACTTCAAGTGCTTGCAGTACGTCTCTTCTAATGCTACGCAATCGCTTAACCCCAAGAATTTTCTCTAACTTCTTTACAAGGCTGTCGAACTTAGGTTTGATAAACCCGGTCACCTTCTCTAAAGGGTCGTATGTTTTCTCGTAGTTCTCTGGATCTGGAATACCTGCTGCGTTTTCACTGGGTACCTGCTCTACATCTCCGGTTGATTTTTCTTTCCCGTACTCATCGTATTCTTTTCTTTCCCTTGCCTCTGGTCTCTTTCTTTGGAAGCGCTCTGTTTGTAAGCGCTCAGACATGGGCACCTGGCTGATGTCAGCGCCAGCACGCACGGCCTTAGCCATACCCTTCATGTATTCAGATATATCTTTTGCAAGAGCAGCGTCTTCAAAAATCTGAACCTTCTTACCCGTCAACTTTGAAACGATGGCGTTCAAGAAAGCCTTTACTTCCTCCAAGAACGATGGCTCGAATACAATACGTTCGTCAGCCATTAGTCCTCCGAGTTCCACCATGAACTCTTCAGATTTGTAAGCGCCTGCGCTGTCCATGTCATCCCGTTCTAAGTAGCGTTGTGTAAAGTTGTTGAGTTCCTTTACGCTCGATCCACTTAAACGACGTGTGACTAACTTTCTAAACTGGTTAAAGTCAATAGGGTTATCGTTAAAGAACTTGGCGAATATAGAATGGTAAATCTCGTGATATGCTGTGCCTTGTGGGGTATATCTGTCTGCTGTTCCTCGTCCCGTGAGAGACTCTTTTCTTAATGGTATTTCTACAGCGACTCTGTTTCCGCCTATCTTATCTCGTTTAGCCTGTGTTTTAAGCCCGCTATATATACCAGCACTGTTCTTGAGGTTCTTCTTGGTATATCCTGCGTTTTGACCAGCCTTGTAATAGCCTTGTCTTCCAAACCCGATATTAAAGTGCTTTGAGTCTGGCTCCAGTTTAGCGAACGCTTCACTTGCAAGAATTAACTTGTTGAGAGTACGCTGCTCTGTTGGTGATATGCGCTGACCGTCTGCCCATTCTCTGTTCTCGAGCATCTGCTGAAGCGCAGCCGCATCATTCCTGTCAAACAGGTTGAAGAACTTTCCTTTTGCTGTTTTAAATCTTTCAGCCGCCTGCTCTGAAGTAGCGTGTCTTGATGTGCGCTCTAAGTTTTGCGCGCGTTCTTGAAGTATTCCACTAATCTGAGCCTGCGCTCTGCTAATTTGCGACTCGGGTACGTCCCCAAGTTCTTGCCCGACTTGCTCTCCACTCGGTACTTCTTCGGTGCCAGTTTTCGTATCACTTGGTTCTCTTTTGTTGATTATATTATCAAGTTCCCTTGCATTGTTCCCCATCTCTTCCTCGATGGCTGCCTTTTCTTCTGCGTTTATGTCCCCTTTTTTAAGAACCTCTGCTGCTGTCATCAACTCCGAGGTCAACTCATTAGCCTGGGCTTGCGCTACCGCATCGAGGCCCATAACTTTTTCGGAATACTCCTTAAGTAGCCTGTACTTCTCGTCCTTTAACCTACGTAACTTGGCTTCAACAGCCTTCTTTGTGGTGGGGTCTTGCTTTTGTGATTCTTTTAGTTTCGACATCTCGTTGTCAAGACTGGAAATCTCACCATTGTTAAGTGTAAAAGAAATTTCATTTGCCTGTACGAGTTTGCCCTGATCCTGTTGCTCTGCCCAGTCCATGTACTCCAACTCTCCTGGTGTTTTACCGATACGACCAGTAAGTCTATATGCCATCACAGGTGCTGCGGGTCCTAATTCTGCAAATGCCTCGAGCGCAATGTCACGTGGTCGAATCTCTTCACCCGATATCACCTGCCCAGCCAATTCACCAGTACCCCCGAGCGCTGCTTGAACCAATGTTTCTGCTGCACCTACTTTCAATGCTCTGTTTGTGGCTGTTTTACCCACGCTTTGGATAGCCTTGCTTCCTACCTTACCGGCAACACCCCCAGATATAGCATCAAATATAGCGATAGGGATACCACGCTTGAGCCCCTTTTCTCTTGCTGCTGAAAGTAACTCCGGGTCTTGAACTGCGGTCTTTAACTCATCAACATCTGTAACGTCTACACCTTGCTCTCTAAGCACATCCACAAATGAGTGGCCGTACTCAAGGGCAAGAGATGTTCCTGCAAAGAACCCGATTGTCGCACCTGTTTTTGCTCCTACCGCTGTACCTGCTACTGGGACAAAAGAACCAACTCCTGCACCTATTCCTGCTCCTGCGGCCGCGCCCTCGCCCCCGGACTTCCAGGCGAGTCCCATTGATATAATAGACTCTGGAATAGTTCGTACAACGTCAAGAACAAAATCATCTACAGCGCTGCCGGTTTGATCCGACAAGTAATCACTGTCTTTTGGAGCATCTCGCTGTATGATATGGTTGTAATAGGCTATGGATTCCCAGTTGAAATCACCAGTCATCTCACCCTGGGTTATAGCGTCAGCAAGCATACCGCCAGCAGCCGCTCTATTCCACAGTCTACCTAATTCACTTGGGTTTTCATCAATGATAAGGTTGTGGTCCTGCATTGCAGGAAGAAACTTGCTGCCCGCACCATCAACTGATTTGTAATATTCCTGCGCTAAGGTATATACCTCTGGAGTTACGTTGTCCTTCATTTGATCAAGGGTCACCCCTCTTTCTTTTGCGGACTCAATTGCAGGGAATATACCGCTTGCGATCGCCTGTGACTCAGATTCGAGTTGAGTAGAAGGAGACTCCATAGGTCTTCCCAAAGACTCTGATGCTAATACCCCAGGAGTGGCGATCTGCGAACCTGCGGTACCATCTTTTTTTTTTGAAAAGAAATCTTGCGCGATGGCCATTGCGTCATCACTGATGTTCCCCTCCATCTGCTCGAAGGTTATACCTCTGTTGTAAGCATCCTCGAGGGCTGCTAAGAATTCTTGCTCTTGTGGTTCCATGTATTGAATTTATATCTATTGCATGAGGAAGGCTCTACTGTTATCCGTCATATCTTTTTGGTCCTTAAGGGACTTCGCCTTCATCTGTTTTTTGATTTCATCTTCCGTTAGAAACCATAGGCTGGTGTAATCACCCTCCATAATATTGTCTGGTAAATCATCGTTTTGGAATATTGCATTCATACCCTGTATAGCAACTTCGGCCTTTTGTTCTGGGCTTAGTTTTTCATACTGAGCGTACCCCCCTTGTAGCGCTCCGTTGCTAATAGCGTAGTCTACGAAGTAATCAATTTTTTCTTCATCACCCATAGAGGAATATTCGGCTCGAGACATGCTCAAATCTTCAGACGATTTCGGTGCTGGAGACTCTGCACGAAGTATTTGTGATATGTTCGCATCTATAGCATCTCTTTCTGGTTCGGCATTCATAAGCCAAGCCTGTGATTGAGCAAGGCCAGCAGGACCAGGTGCTGGTTTTTCTGGATTCATTTCCATCATAGTCTGCTGGTAATACGGAAGCATCTGCTGGAAGGTGTTGCGTATCTTGTTAGCCTGGGATGCATTACTCAATCCGCCTAAAGGTATCTCATTCATCGGAACAACTTCATGCGCTAAATGCGTTGAAGAACCGCCGCTCTCTATAACAGATTGCTTGCTTCTTACCACGGCGTACGGCTCACCTTTATCGTTAACACCGACAGATGTTATGTAACGCTGGTTGCCTCGTTCATCTCTGAAGAACGGCTGCGAGCCCTCAATCTTTGAGTGCAATACAAATCCAGCATTAACCAATTCTGGCTCTCCCGTTTTTATAAAGTTGCCTCGTTTTCCTTTTTCTGTAATAGCAGGAGCATACGAAACATCACCTTGAGATAGAGCAAATGCGTTTGCCGCAGACTTCTCTTCAGCAGCGGCTCTTTGTATTCGTGCTTGGGCGTTTAACTTTCTCCTGTACGCAGCGTACTCACGCTGTTCTTTTTCCTTCTCTGTTTCAATGTCTGTTGCAAGCATGTTGTTCAGAGAGTTGGTCACATACTGAGCATACATCCCGATGTACTCTTCACGCTGTGCTTCGTCAAGGTTCTTAATCTTAGACAAGTCCTCCATGTTGCCAGACAAACCACCGAGTTGGTGTAACACGTATGCAATAGCCTGGTCTTCTTCTTCTTGTGACAAGGAGTTTGTGCCGAACCATGCAGATACAGAGTTTGCTACCGCTTCTGGGTCTAGCGCACCCTTACCAGCCATGTCGTAGAAGTTTTGAAAACCACCCGATGACTTAAGGTTCTGTAGAATCATACCCGCTGCTGCGTTTGGTGCAATCTCTGGGAGCGCAAATCGTCTGAACTCTCCAAGTCGAGGAAGTTGACTCGTCGCATTGCCAATCATATTCATGTCTACAGGAATAGACCTGGCTTGTTCTAATTGCTGCATGATAGCAGCAGGGTCATTATACTGAGTTGGGTCAGCAAGAATGGATGCCTCCAAACCATTGATTGACTCAGCGTATGTCAAAGCATCTGCTGCGTGTTGCTTGTATGTGCTGTACAGTTTTTGTCTACGGGCCTTGGCTTCAAAAGACATGTCTCCCTGATCCAAGTCTTGCTCGATGGCATCCCACTCCATTTGCAGTTGGTCCTGCAGACCAGGAGTAAAAGCACCGCGCTCCTGTTGGAACTGGTTGAGGTATGCTAACTTCTTTTCTTCTTCTAATTCCCGGCGAGCCTTGGCGTTTCTGTATACCGCACCATAGTCAATCACTGGCAATTCGCCTACTGGCATAAATGTAGATGTATCAGCCATTATTGAAATTGTTCTTTGCTAAGTAAGTTACGAATGAATTGATGTAGTTCGCTGTCACCTTCTTCAGAAAGTTTGCGCATCTCCGCCGCTTGCTCTGGGTTAAAAATGTACTCACCACCTGTCATCTCGCCAATCTTAGCACCCTCTTGCATGATGTCAATAGGGTTGTCGTCATGGTCGAACTCTCCTGGTGTTTTATCTACTGGCTCCTCAACCTCACCGCCTCGTGCGAATCCTGTTGAAAGCACAGACCTTTCTTCTTCTGGTCTGCTTAGGTCAAGGTCCATTCCTTCTGTTGCTGCATCTGCTTCTCCGAGTGTAAGACCAGCCATACTGTTGTCAACAGGTAAAGTAGGTGATGATGCTTTGTTTAATTCGTCTTCAAAGAAAATCATTTGGTCTCTTGGACGTAGCGCCTGGTCGGCTGCAGCGTCTGCTGGTGATTTTAATGCAACAATAGATTGATCGCTTGGGTCACGTTCAAGATTTGCGTCAACCAACTGACTATCTAAAGGTTTTGTTAAAACGCTTGTGCTCTCTGGCGTCGGGTCTTCTTTAGGTTTCTTTTTGTAATCACCAGCAATCTCTGCAACACCCGCTAATGATTGACCAATACCAGTCATTGTGGTTTTTCTGGCAGCATCTGCAGCACGTGCGAGCCTGTCCATGTTAGCGGTTGCATCAGCACGCTGTGTTGCCATAGCGTCAGACTCTTCAGCCCGTCTAATGGCTGCATTTCTTTGACCGAATTGGTTTATTGCATTTTGTGACGCTAAGTCTGTTGCTCTGATGAGTCCTGGTGTTGCTGAAACTAATCCCCGTGAGCCACCTTGTTGTGCGATTTGCTCGGCCGCTGTTGCTTGGGCACGTAGAGTAGAATCAATTGCAGATTGCGCATCACTTTCTTGTTGAGCAATTCTTTGTCTTGCTGCTTGTGATCTGATTGGACCTTGAGCGAGACTATCTGCCTGGGCCATTTTCTTTTTTGCCTGGCGCTCTTGATATGCGCCATACGCAGCGGTGCCGAGACCTGCTCCTAAGTTCAACAAGCCGCCTACAAAAAATTTTTTACCGTGTTTCATATTACAAAAATACTATTTATCCTATTGTCCCTGCTGGTTGTGCAGGTTGCTCTTAGCATATATAAAGTTTACAGCATACAACTCGTGTGCTGAGGTTGTGGAGTTTACAAGTTTTGCCTTCAAGTAGTAGTCTCTAATAGAGTCCCCCTCTATTGATGAGTTGGCAATCAAGACTACCTCATCATCAGCCACCAATCCACTCACTGTAGCATGACACTCAAGTTCTTTCTCTCCGCTAACCGATACAGCATAAAGATTTAACGGTACCAAATTGGTACCACTTACCTTAAACAACGCTGTTGTGTTACCTACAGGGAAGCCTATGCTGTTGATAGCGTTCTTAAATGTAATCTTATCCGTCGCTATGGATGCAACTGTTCCGACTCCGAATACCTCAGACGTTCCGCTAAGGGAACTAACATTGGCAGTTGCAGTATAGTCGATGTTGTTGCTTGAGTCTTGGTGAATTGGGGCATAATAAAAGTTCTCCTTCTCTTGCCATATTGAGTTTGCGATTGTGCTTGTTTGGTCACTATTGGTTAGTGTTACTGTCCAGTTTTTGTTGTTACCTTCAAGGCTCATGGCCTCATATACCTTCACCATAGACGGGTTGAAGTTGGATATACACTCAATAATACTATCGCCCGATGCTCCGTAGAATGTGTTACGGGTAGCGTCTGGACTATGTTCATAAATATGGCCACGAGAGAAGGTGTATAGCCTGTCTGATAACCCAACCACTGTCTCTGCTATGTAAGAATAGCGTGTGCTCCAGTAGTTAGAACGCACGTCGTACGCAATACTAAACCCTCCAAGGGTTTCACTGGTGTTGGTAATTGTAAATGTAGACTGAGCATCTGCATCTGCTGTAATCTCTTGGTTGATCTGGCTATACACACCTGTGTGGAATGCGTTGTATGCAGAAGATGTTAGCAGTATAGGTACGTTCTGAAGTGTACCGGTAATCGTAGGGTCCATGTCTTCGGACATACCTACAATTGCATTGTTGGTTAACTGGTCAATCAGAAGTAATCCCTTACCCGAATCATCCCAGTCATCTTCAGCACACTCCCAGTTTCTTGGGTCGCTGTTAAAGTTAAAAGTCAGCGTGTTGTCGTATACAGCATTGACGTTTATGATGGTGCCATCCTCATTGGTTCTGGCGTATCCTGTCGCAGTGTTTCCGCTACAACTGTCATTGATATCTATTTGGCTTGTATACAGCGCAGGAGAACTGATGATGTATTCGTAGTTCTCTCGGTCAACGCCTGCTCGATACATTCTGTTCTTCGCTGTGGTTGATGTAGAGAACATCTTGCTCTTGAAGAATGCATCTACGTTCTGCTCACTGATTACATCCAGTCCAGACTGGTAGTTGATTTTAACTACCTTGCCTGCTTTTGCATCTACAAAGAACACATATCCTCTATACCACGCAACTGACTCTGGGTTATCATTACACCCGTACTCTCCTGTATAGTATTTAACCGGCCCTAACACTGCGTTAGTAGCAGTCAAAGACTCACCATCGTTCGCGGTCAAGATGTTTCTGTTTACAGGAACAATACCTGCTCTGCGTTCGTGAACCATATATAGGAACTGATCGTAAGGAACCAGAGACTTGATTGCACCATAGTCGTACGATGCATCTGCAAAGTTTTGCTGCGTAAGGTTGAACGAAGACAGTCCCAGTTTGGTGTTCTCAAAAGAAAACGGGTCAGAGTATGTAATAGAGCCGTACCTCTTGATACGTGTAATATCCGGAAGGTATGCAAAACTCTTACCTAGAGACTGGTAATCTGATTTGTAGAAATCACTAACTCGTGGGTCCTCGATAAAATCTACTATAGCGTTCTGAGAGAAGGCTACAGCCATGTTTCTCCACACGTCACCCTTACGTGGAGCGCTCCCGTAGAACAGCGTTCGTAATCTAAAGTAAGAATCACCTTGGTTTAGTTGAATAACAGACTGAGGATTAGTTACAGTCATGCTATATACATTCGTAGGTGTCCAGACTGTACCAGCCTGCGCAACTCCATAAAATTTAAAAGGATAGGTAGCGTCATCATTAGGTATTACGTTACCTACTTCGATGTAGTCGCCGCCAGTTGTTTCTATACGGTCTCCCTTGTATATCTTCTTGTTAACCTCGGCTACAATTGCAAGTGTGGTTTGCGATTCAATCTTAATACTAACAGAGGTTCCTGATCGCTGTGTTTGGTGGGTGCCATTAGCGTCTACAGAAAAATTCTCACCTATTTCATAGTAGAATGTTTCTTCAAATGCATCAGACTCTCTGTAGATTTCAATAACACATTTCTCATTCCATCTGGATTGACTATTGAGTATACTGCTTGTGTTCCAGTAAGGGGTTTCGTTATCCTCTATAACTAAGAAGTCTCCTGTGGTATTCTGAATAGCGGCCTTAGAACTACGATCCAACAAAGGGTTGGTCGCCGGGTCAGCAAGAAGGGTAACCATTTTAGAAACTCTCCATGTAGCGGTTTCCTTTTGGTCCTCTCCGTATCTAACAATTCTAATTCTATCCCCTTCGGCAAACCCATAGTTTACCATCGCTCCTAACTGATTATCAAAGGAATTCGCCCTGCTCTGAAGAGTTCCTAAAGAGAGGTATATGTTTTGGGAAGAACCAAAAGAACCAGCCTCGTTATCATTCAAGGCAAGGTACGCTCCACCTATAGAGTATTGCACCTTGTTTATGACAGAGCCTTGTCCTGCATAGACAACGCTGTATCTCTCCGCCCAATCTGGTGCTTTGTGTGAAATACGTAATACAATATCTGCGCTTCCGTCCAGGTTGTTCTGATTAGATCGGTCGTTTGTATGCTGAACAAAGACCTCGTTCTCCAGAGGCTGAACACCAGATGGTCTGCCTTTGTCGTCAAAGTATAATAACCCAAGTTCATGGCTTGAACCAGACTTAAAGCATCGGGTTCCATCCATGTCATCTGAAACAACCATAAACGAACCGCCCTGTGTTACATAAGCGCCGGTTCTTATAACTAATGCATCTTTACCGGTTTGCTTGTTCATAGTTACATAATCACCCGCTGCTGTTGGAACCAGGTTTACACCTACTATATCAGATGATAGGCCGTCTATGTTTCTCTCTATAATATCAAACTGAGAGGATGTAGCGTTGGCAGTTAAGACCTCTGTTTCTTTTGTGCCGAAGGTCATTTTATCCAATCGCATTGTAACTCTGTTATAAGTCACCTCGTAATAATCAATACCAGGTGTTGACACAAACTGAGGGGTCTCATCGCTACTAACTCTCTGTACCCACATGTCGCCCTGGCCAGCAAAAGCGCCTGTCTCTCCATTTGAAGGAGTATCCCCAGCAGTACTCATTCCGCTAAAGCCGGCTTCACCTTCTTGTGGCGTCAGTTGAACTGGGTATAGGCCAATAATTTTGTTTCTGATAATATCCTGCACCTGCTTTCTGGTAGAGCCTTTTGGAATATCTATGATTTCCCTAACCTGTATACCGCTACTCACACACTTAATGCCCTGGTTAATTTTGCGTATTGGTATAGTCTCCTCTCTGGTGTCTGATGTTCTTTTCTGTGTAACAAACCTTACGTTAGGAGGCATGTTCAAGGTTCCATCTACGTTGATTCCATTGGTATTGTTTACACCATCTATAATAGAGCGTATACCACCAAGCACTTCAAGTTCGTCAGAGAAATTGTAACCACCACCAATGCCATTCAGCCTGTTGTTTCCATCTGGATCTGAATATATCTTAACACCTGGTAACTTATCAGTAAACACAAAGTGTTTGTTGTTACCGAGTATGTTGCGTATGGTTACGGCTCCGTCGTTCCACGAAAAAGACAATAGAACCTTTGAGTCCTCTGGAACTGGATTAGGTATAGAAGAACAATCAATATTAAAACAACCACCACCTAAGAATACGTTTGTTTCACTAAAGGGGTCTCCTTTAGAATATCCTATAAACGACACAGGTATTTCGTATGTGTTTGGCTTATCGTAATAGTTTGGTAGCGCTTGCACATCCATTTCTGTTAGGTTGTCATACCCCTCTGTGTATGCGCCGTAGAATAATCTTCCTTGAGATATTGCTTGGCTATCTGCTTTTTGCGGTACGTTGTCGTAGAACTTATCTTGCACCGTTGCCGATAGACCTATGTAGTTGGAGTCGTTTCTAAACCCTATAGTCTGAGTTCCAGATCCGTTTACGTTTGGTATGGTGTCAATCAAAAAGAACGCAGCGTCTCTGTCTCCTATACGCCCGTATACATTAATGTTTTCTACATCCAACTCAGAGTTAGACACAGCGATATTAATCTGATTGTAATAGTTTCTTGCACCAGCGTTAATGAATCCGTCCTTTAGTTGGGACTTTGATACAGATAGTTCAGAGTATGGGCTCAATGCGCTGTGCTCTCCATCTATGTACTCGTACTGGTATGCAAACTGAAAGTTCTTTTCAAATATGTCGTTCTGTGCGTATGCAGCGTTGTTAGAAAAGGTAATCGTGGGTGCAGACAAGGGGGGCTGCTTGGCTACAGTGATGTAGTTTAGGCGCTGTTGGTTTGTCCCATTACGGAATGTGCCTGCGTATATACCCGCTCCAGACATGCTCTGCTCTGACAACGTAGCGTTAATCTTCTTCGGCTCGTTTACGCCATCGTTGAAATAAAGCAACGTGTTGTTATTTGAAAGCCTAACTATTGAAGCATACACAAATCCTTCCTTACCGAAGTTTAGCACCTCATCTTGATATACGATGTATGTCTTTTTTGCGTTCTGGTCGTATCTAAATATAGTGTGATTACTCCCGCTGTTCCAAACAAAGTAATACACTTGTGCTCGTGTGTCATCTCCAACTGCGCCTATACAAACATTCTGACCAGCAGGAAAAGAGCCGTTCTCTATCGTAGCAGAACGCTGTACATTACCCCAGGAGTTCTTAAGTACGAGAGCATCCTCCTCCGCATCAATAGACACACGGATGTTCTGTGCATCCGTCATCTCAGTTGCCTGGATTAGACGCTCATCATCATCTGTGTTTAGAGAGCGTGGAAGTAATTTGTTAATCGAACCCATCTATTATGCTTTAGGGCTTAGTTTGAAGTTTCTGCGGCTTGTGCTCATTGCGTCAAACTTGTTGAATGACTTGAGTCTTGCGTTAGCCAAACGTCTTTCATTATAGTACTCTGCACGTGCGCGCTGTTTCTCTGCCATTGGCACACTGGCTTTACGCATGATTGTCTTGTAGTACATGTACGCACGTAACGCCTCCTCTGCGTACACAGGGATACAGGGGTTATCTGACTTAGCAGCATCAGAGATGTACTCAAGGACAACCTGTGTTGTATCAGAAAGCAACGATATCTCTATACGATTCTCGTCCCAGTTGATTCTGTACTCCCCTGCTCCTTGCCCTCCTCCGAGACCGATCGTGACTGGGAAAC